ACAGCGGGCTGGATCTGGCGCAGAAAAATGACTTTGCAGCCAAGGTGAAAGTGTTTGAACGTGGTGGAGTCTGGCACGTCTTCACCCGCCTTTACTACAACGAAGTTGCTCTTGATGAAAACACCAATGCCCAGCTCAAAGGGTGGTCTGAAGCGGGTTTTGTCAACGTAAACCCAGGCAACCTGACAGACTTCGACGTCATCGAAACCGATCTAAAAGACGATGGCTCACGCCACAAGATTGAAGAGGTGGCGTTTGATCCGGCCTTGTCTATGTATTTCGCCGGAAAGCTGATTGAAAAAGGCCTGCCGATGGTGGAAATCACCCAGCGGGCGCAGTTTTACACGCAGGTTTTGTTGCAAGTAGAGGCGCTGGTTTTAGCCGGCAAGTTGAAACACGATGGCAACCCCATCATGACCTGGATGGTCAGCAATCTGGTTGTCAAGATCAGCAAGTTCAACGGCCTGCGCCTTCCCACCAAAGAGCGCCCCGAAAACAAGATCGACGCCCCCATGGCCATGCTGATGGCGCTGGGTAGGGCGCTGGCACTTGAGCCAAACGAAAAATCATTCTGGGAAACCGCACCGACATGAACCTCTGGCCCTTTTCCCGCAAGTCAGGCACCCCCTACAGTGCAGCCAATCTGTCTGCACTGATGGCCGCTGCCTTTGGCGGCGGTGGGTCCACCAAAAGCGGTGCCACGGTCACCGCCAAAAACTCACTCGAAGTGTCGGTGGTCCTGGCCTGTGTGCGCGTCATTGCCGAAGGCGTGGCCCAGGTGCCGTTTCGCGTCATGCGCGAATCGCCTGATGGCAAGACCCGCCTGCCCGACAAAAAACACCCGCTTTACCGCCTGCTGCACCGCAAGCCCAACCGCTGGCAAACCAGCTTTGGTCTGCGCGAGTCCATGGTCATCCACGCAGCGCTCACTGGCAATGGCTACGCCTATAAAAGCAAGGTCGGATCAGACCGCCGCATCCAGGAACTGATCTTCATTCCATCTGATCGCTGCAAGCCCGAGTTTGCCGACAACGGCACCGCCGTTTACATGATCACCGGCAAAGACGGCAACCGCCGCGCCGTGCCCGAAGACGACATCTGGCACCTGCGTGGCCCCAGCTGGGACGGCCTGGTCGGCATGAACATCATCAACCTTGCCCGAGAAGCCGTGGGGCTGGCCATGGCCGCTGAAGAAACGCAGGCCAAGTTGCATACCAACGGTGTCAAATCCAGCGGCACCTACAGCCTGGAAGGCGCCCTCAATCCTGAGCAATACGAAAAGCTCAACAACTGGATCAAAACCCAATTCAGCGGCGCCAATTCAGGCACGCCCATGGTGCTGGACCGTGGCGCCAAGTGGCTGCCCAACACCTGGTCTGGCGTGGATGCCCAGCACCTTGAAACTCGCATCAACCAGATACTCGAAATCTGCCGGTCATTTCGTGTCATGCCCATCATGGTGGGCCAGTCCGACAAGGCCGCCACCTATGCAAGCGCCGAGCAAATGTTCATCGCCCACCTGGTGCACACGCTAACGCCTTGGTATGAGCGGTTCGAGCAAAGTGCCGACTGCCAACTGTTCACGGACGACGAGCTGGACCAGGGCTATTACACATTTTTAGACCCCGCAGGCATGCTGCGCGGCGCCCTCAAAGACACGGCCGAATATTTATATAAGCTCATCTCTATCGGCGCCATGACCCGCAACGAAGGCCGAGAAAAGCTCGACCTTAACCCCATTGAAGGCCTGGACGAACCCCTCACCCCCATGAACACCCTCACATCCGCCACCAACGACCCGCAGGAGCCCACAAATGGAACTTAAATACATCGACAGGCCCTTTGAGATCAAGTCCGTGGGGGAAGATGGCATTTTCACCGGCTATGGCAGCGTCTTCAGCAATGTAGACAGCTACAAGGAAATAGTGGCCCCCGGCGCCTTCACCGACAGCCTGGCCGAGTGGAAACTCTCCGGCAACCTGCCCCCAGTGCTCTGGCAGCACCGCAGCGGCGAGCCTGTTGGCCCCTATCGCGTCATGGCCGAGGACAAGCATGGTCTTTTTGTCGAAGGCCAGCTCCTGGTGGAAGACGTTGTCCGCGCCAAAGAAGCCCGTGCCCTCATGAAAGCCAAGGCCGTCAACGGCCTGTCCATCGGCTTTGTTACGCGGGAAGACAGCTACGACAAAGTCACCGGCGTGCGCACCCTCACCAAAGTTGACCTGTGGGAGGTGTCCATCGTCACCTTCGCGGCCAACCCACTCGCACAAATCAACAGCGTCAAAAGTGCCATCGACGTTATTGGATCTCTGGCTGAAGCTGAAGCCTTCCTGCGTGATGTAGGGCGGCTCACCAAGTCACAGTCCACGGCCTTCATCAGCCGTATCAAGTCCATGCAGGGTCGGAGCGATTCCGACGAGCTGGACGAAGTGAAAGCCGCGCTCAAAGCGCTGCAGTCATCCCTCTCCTGATCTCGTTTTATCTCTTCACCCACAGCCGGTTTTTAGCCGGCTATTTTTTTGCTCGAAAGGCACCCCATGAAAAAGTTTTTCACCCTCATTGCCATCGGTCTGATGGCCTTCGCAGCCACCCAGGCCGTTGCAGCTGGAATTTTCAGCCCTGACACGCTGGCTCACCTCAGTCTGGTCGGCATGGCCATGGCTGGCAACCTCGAAGTCAAAGGCCTGGTCGAAGGCATTCAGAAAGCGTTTACCGACTTCAAGGCCGTCAATGACGAACGCCTCGGCAAGCTGGAAAAAGGCCAGGCCACTGGTGACTTTGACGCCAAACTCGCCAAAGTTCAGGCCGACATCACCGCCGCGCTCGATATGAAAAAAGAGCTGGAGCGCATTGAAGCCAAGCAAAATCTGCATGGCCTCATGGGCAATGGCAGCCAGCAAGACCCTGACAAAGCCGCTTACAAAAACGGCTTCATCAACGGCTTTGTGCGCAAAGGCAACGAGGCAGGTTTGAAAGACCTGCAAGTCAAGGCCATGAGCATCGGCACACCTGCAGATGGTGGCTACGCCGTGCCCGAAGAGATCGACCGCGCCATTGAAAAACTGGCCCGCGACATGTCCCCCGTGCGCTCTGTTGCCAAAGTCGTCACCACCGGCACCAGTGATTACAAAAAGCTCGTCAACGTGAATGGCATTGCCAGCGGCTGGGTCGGTGAAACGGCTGCACGCCCTGCAACCAACACCAGCCAGCTGGCTGAAGTGGTGCCGCCCATGGGTGAGCTGTATGCCAACCCACAGGTCACCCAGCAGGCGCTGGACGACATGTTCTACAACGTCGAAGCCGACGTGACCGAGCAGTTGGCCGAAGAGTTTGGCGTGGCTGAAGGTGCAGCATTTGTGTCCGGCAACGGCACCAACCGGCCCAAAGGCTTCCTGACCTACACCACCGCGGCCACGGCAGATAGCGGCCGCGCCTTTGCCACCATGGAGCACATCGCCACCGGCGTTGCTGGCGACTTTGCTGCCAGCAACAAGGCCGACGTGCTGTACGACACCATTGGCAAACTCAAGGCCGCTTACCGCGCAGGCTCTGTCTGGATGCTGAACAAGGCGCTCATGTTTGAAGTGCTCAAGCTGAAAGACACCACAGGCCAATACCTGTGGCAGCCCAGCCTGGAAGAAGGCTTCCCCATCCGCCTGCTGGGTTTCCGTGTGGTAGAGGCCGAAGACATGCCCGCCAAGGCAGCCAGCAGCCTGTCCATCGCGTTTGGCAACTTCCAGCGCGGCTACACCATTGTGGACCGTATCGGCACCCGCATGCTGCGCGATCCGTACAGCAACAAGCCCTATGTCGGCTTCTACACCACCAAGCGCGTGGGCGGCGGTGTGGTCAATAGCGAAGCCATCAAGCTCGTCAAGTTCGCAGTGGCCTAACAGGGCTCAGTGGGTGGCGGGCTTGCGAGCCTTCCACCCACCTACACCCCTTAACTTGAAAGACACATCATCATGAAACTGCAGATCCTCAAAAGCTTTTCCTTTGCCCACGACGGCATCCGCGTGGAGCACTACGTCGCTGATACCGAAGTTGAAACGGAAGACCCCGAGCTGGTGAAAGTGGCCACAAAGGAAAAGTGGGCCAAGCAGGTAAAAGGCGATCCCGCTGAAAACAAAAGCCTGGGCAATTCGCCAGAAAACAAAGACGCCACTGGCTCTACGGAAACCGCCGCCTAACCCTGCCCTAGCTGCGTGATGCGCTATCAAACCGATAGCGCATTGCAGAGCAACGCCCACCACACCCCCGCGCCCAACCCCAGATCATCCTGAAAGCGAGCCACCACCATGAAGATCCTCTGCCTAACCACCTTCCTCGACAGCCGCGACCGTTTCGAGAAAGACGACGTGCGCTCTGTCGCTGACGAAGACGGCGCCCGCTTCATCGCCAACGGCTGGGCGCAAGAGCAGGGCGGCGAAGCCGCTGCAGCAGCTCCCGCCATTGGCGAAACCACTCTCGAAGTTCAAAACAGCGTCATCGGCTTAGGAGATAACCATGGCTAAGATCGTTCACGACGACGTGCTTGACGGCGCGCTCAACATCATCAAAAACAACGTCACCCGCATGGTGGCCTGCTCTGCGCAGCCCACCACCTATGCCGAGGGCAACGCCACCTTTGCCCTGGCCGACGTCACCATGGCTAGTGGTGACTTCACCAACGCCAATGGCGACACCAGCGGCCGCAAAACCACCGTGGCCGCCAAGGCTGGCGTGCTGATCGACACCAGCGGCACCGCCACCCACGTGGCCCTGCTGGATGTGACCAACAGCAAGCTGCTCTACGTCACCACCAACACCAGCCAGGCATTGACAGCCAACGGCAGCAACACGGTGAACTTCCCAGCCTGGGACATCGAGATCGCTGACCCAACCTGATGCGCTACGCGTTCGTCCTCGTCCTCGTTGCACTGCTGTGCGGCGCGGCGAGCGCGCAGGTGCCGCCATGTCTGCCCGGTGGCCCCTGCCTGCCGGGTTACAGCATCGTGGCGAACAGCCTGCATTATGGAGAAGTCATCAGTGCCGAGATTGATCCAGTCAAATGGAAGTCTCGCCACGGCTTCTGGAAGATTGAAGACGCCACGGGCAAGCGCACGTGGTACAGCGTGTCGTGTGCTGAAGGGTACGACTGTTTTCCGGTCAAGTACGCCGTATATCAAATCAGCATGTGGGTTGCACCTGAGGCCGACAAGCGGCGCATTCAAGAGGTTGCCTATAACGAGCAAGTGACCTACACCTGCAACGCTGAAGCCTTCAAGCGCACCGATTGGGTAGGCAGGGTTTGCCGTGAGCAAAACAACATTTTGGCTGAGAATTGGACAGCTTGGGAGGCTTTGCTACCGCCTGCCGTGACATGGAAAGTGAAGCTCAACGGCACAGTCGCAACCCGTCCTGTACAGCAGATCAGCGCGACGAACGGCCTGACAACGACAACCGAACGTATCGCAGTTAACGCGCCTTGCTACCCGGCGGTACGCGCATTCGTTGCCAACACGTCCAACACCTACATGGCCATAGACCCGCTGCGTAATGACCGCGTAGCCGTGTGCGTGAAGGGTTGATATGACCATCGCCCGCCTGACCGGAACGTCAACAGCCGAATGGAACTTTGAGACTTCCAAAGCCGCGACATGGCCCGGCAGTATCACGGCCAACAGCCTTGCAGTGCTGAGCGTAACTGCCTACACCGGCGGCGGCATAACGATCGGCACTCCGGCTGGTTTCACGTCACAGTTAAACCAGACCTATAACAACAACACGCTGGCGATTTTCACGAAAGAGTGCGCGGGCAGCGAGTCTGGCACGTTTAACGTGGTGTTGAGTGCTGCAAGTTACGGCGCATTCGTTTTTGATGTTTATGACGCTAGCGGCGACGTAACATTCACCAGCGCGAGCACGGCAGACACTGGCACCAGCTCGGACGCCACAGCCCCATCAGTGTCTGGCACATCAGGCCAGATGCTGCTTTTGGCGTATGGTCTGGGCGATCCTCCGGGCACGACCAACTCCAATCCGTCAGGCGCAACGATTGCGCAAAGCTCGGCATTCACGACGAATTCGATAAGAAGCTATTACGAGGCTCTAGCCAGCACGGGCGCTACAGGCTCCAAGACTTGGGACTTCACCAATTCCCGCGACTGGCTGGGCACGGCCATGCTGCTGTCAGAAGCGGGCGGTGGGGGTTCTCCGACCACAACTGACATCACCGGCAGCGCCACAGCCAAGACCGGGCTGGCGCAGACCTACACGTTCAAGCTGGATGCCTCACCCGCTGGCACAGTGACGGTTACGCCTACCGCGCCAGTAGCCGGATCCTGGTCACCAACAACGGTTGGTCTTACCTCTGGCAACTGGAATACTGGATTAACCTCGAATTTCACCGCATCAGCTACAGGCTCAGGCAACGTCAGTTCAACCAATGATGGCGGGCTGGCTAACGATACCCTAGCAGTGACGGTTCACCCGGTTTCCCGTCCTTCTGCGGTAACGCCGGGAACGTGGACAGACGAGGCAGGCGGCACTTTGGTGGTGGCCGATATTAACGATGGGTCAGACGCAACCGGCGCACTAGACGCGGCTGGAGCAGAGTACACAGCACTTCCGTTCACCTTAGACACGGTGATGGCGACAGGCTCTCAGACGGTGTATTTCCGGGGTAAGGAGTTTTATTCCGGCAAACAGGTGCGCCTTGTCTTGTTTGCGAATGACGGGACCACGGTAGTAGCGACGGGCGCATGGCACACCATGACCACAACGCTGACAACCTACAGCGAAGTTCTTACGTTGACAGCAGCAGCTTATAAAGGTGAGCTACAGAAACAGGTAGACCCGCCTCCGGTGACAGGATTGATATTCCCGAATAACAACGCAACGGATTCGGACATTCGCATCAAGTGGACGGGCTCCAACCTATTTACTTACAACAACAACACGGCGATCTGGGAAGTTGAACATACGGTACAGCTAGGTTATTACGCGGTTTCGTGGCTGGTGAGTCATGATGATTCAACCTGGCACGGCTCAACGAATAATAGACAACGTGGGGCGCATCCGTGGCCCGGTGATGGTACTTACGATTCATCTGGTGCGGGTTTGAATGGTTCCGGTCCAACAGGTGTCGATCAGTGGTTTGAAATTGCGGGTTTAACTGGTCCGCTTGACTTCATTTCCAACCCGTCATCATTGACGCAGGGCTCTCTACAGCTTGCCTATAACACCCGCTACAAACAAGCGGTGAAGTCTGAAATTGTGACGGTATCGACGAGTAACGACACGCTGCGGCACACGTTCTGGCCTAATCTTGCCGATACCACGTTTTATATCCAGCAGGACCAATTGGTATCCAGTCTGGACGCCACATCAACGCCCGCGTTTTACTTTGGTGCATCAGCATGGACAGCATCGGGAACGACAAACCCCGAGGCATTGGGCGGGATGATTCGCAATATGTGTTTGTTTGATGCGGCGCTGTCCATAGCGGACATTGTGAGCGAGGCCAACCACGTGCAAAACGAGGCGGTGACAACTGCCGGTATTGCATCGGTCTGGTACATCAACCGCAACCCGACGCCTACGGACATTTCCGACAAACAAACCCAGCGCACCACGCACTCACCCTCGTGGGCAACAGCCAGCCGGCCAACACTTTATACGGGGTAATCATGAAACATACCTATAAACCAATTCCTTCACAACGCATTGAACGATGGCTCGGGACAGACCGCGCAGAGCAGCTTTCACGTAATTTCCGTGATTGGCCAGGTCCTCCCGTCAAACTGATTGACGTTCCCGATAACGTCTGGATTGCCGGTGGTGGCGAGTTTGTCGGCACATTCGAGCGTGGCTTTTTCTACAGTGCAGCCGATTCTTTTTACGACCATCTGAAGAACCTGTGGAAAGCCTCCGGCCATGTTCAATACGGCATGGCAGCGGCTGGTTTCGCAAATCTGGGGGATGCATTGGCCCGTGCTTCAGGCGGCTTTAGCCAGAACTTCAACGGGAATATTGCCAAGTCCGGTCCAACGGGTGTTGTGGGCGTCGCGTCGAGTCTCTGGCGTGTTGGCACCAATCCCGGCGCGGGCGCGGCTGGTTCTGCGGCTCCCGGTGGCCGCAGCCCAACGAGTTCAACCACGGGCGCGATGGCATGGACCAACCCGGCAGCGGGCACCATGCGCCTGACAGGGGCCGACTTCAGCTCCAGCATCATCAACAACAGCCCGATGCTCTATGACCGTTTCTTCGACGTTGCCAAGACGATGAACAGCACGGCCACTGAAGCGGTGACTGGGACTCCAACGCGCTGGCAATCCACCACGACCAAGAGTGAAGACTATATTGGAGGAAACTTCTGCTTTGTGGAAGTGTTCACCGCCCTACCTGCGACAGCCCATAACTGGACAACCTGCACTTATACCGACCAAGCCGGGGCGGCTTCGACGTTCCCAAGCATGACGGGTAACAGTTCCGCGATCATTGACCGTCTAGACCATCCCGTTAACTCGTGGTTCATGCCTATGGAGTC